GCGCCTTCACTTCAAGAACCCCCAACCCCAAAACCGCAAGTCTCTCAAGCAAGAGAAGAAGCTCTCAAGCAACTAGTTCTTGATTCTAATGCTCTCAAGAACGCTAGAAGTTTTGAGCACACGGATGAAACTGTAATCAATGCTGTAGCTAGAGTTCTCGAACTCGAGAAGCCTTACAATCCAAACGCTATGTTGAATAGAGCTATCGAGCAGAAATGGAAGCCTAGAGAGACTTCTACTATCAAACCTCAGAAGAAAGAACTTGAAGCTTACATAGTTTCAAAACTCGAGGCACTTGGAGCTAAACGCAAAGATATTGCGGTGGCGGAGTTCCTCCTCAAGAGAGACCCTGAAACTTTAGTTGAAGACTTAGATGCGGTTCAGGAAGAGATTCGTAAAGGCATGAAACTTAATGGATCTATCATAGACCTCTTAAAAAAGATGTACCAAAATCCCAAAAGATGATAAAGTATTTCAAAAAATGACAACATGTTTCAAAAAAAGGAGAGTTTCATGAAAGAAGTGTTTATGCCTCAAGAAGATAGAAAAGAGAGAGCTATATTGTCAACGATGCTGGCTCGTCAAGATGTGTTTCCTCAGATGTGTCAGTTTCTGACAGTTGAGGACTTTTACAATCCTGTCTACAAGACGATATTCACCTGTCTCCTAGGTTTTTATCGTCGAGGCTATAAAGTTGATATGAACGACTTAACTCTTGCTTGTCACTCTGCCAAGATTGAAGACGCTGCCAACCTTGTTGCTTCTATCAAAAAAGAATACTCTATAGCTTTTGTTCATCAAGATTATGCCCAGGCTTTGAAGAATGCTTCTAACTTAAGAGCGATCATCTCCCACTCACAAGGTTTAATTACCGCTAGCACTCAATTAGAAGCTGATAGCGCGGATGTCGCAAACTTAATGAGTGAATGTGCCTACAAGGTAAAAAGTAACGGCATATCGAACGGTATGAGGTCGGTAACTGAGATATTAGATGACTTTAGTGATCAGGGGTCTTTCGAGCAGCATCTTGAGTGGATGCTTATGAGAAAGTCAAACCTACTTCCGGCATATGATGGTGTCACCTCAGGTTATGATATTTTAGATAAAACATTCGGATTCTTTAGGAAGGCTGCGCTTTACTACATAGGCGCTCGTACCTCCATGGGTAAGACAACGTTCATGCTCAACCTCATTGCTAATCAAATGGCAAAAAGGATTCCTATCGGAGTCTTTAGTCTTGAGATGCCATCGGAGCAGATAGTTCCAAAGATTATGTGTATCTTCTCAGAGGTGAACTATCGCATGTATGAAGATGTTGAACTTTACGAAGAAAAGATCGCTCGTCTTTGTGAAACGCGTAAGATGTTTAAAGACCAACCGTTATACATAAGCGCTCCTAGCTCTATAACAATCAACCAACTCTGCGTTGAGGCCCAGAGGATGGTAGATCATCATGGCGTTAAAATCATCTACATAGACTACCTAACACGTATCAGATCGTCGGGTAAATTTACTTCTAAACATCTTGAGATCGACGCGATATCTAAAGCCTTACAGAGTTTAGCTCGTCAGCTTGACGTTCCAATCATCTGTCTAGCCCAGCTTAACCGCGCCTCATCAAATGGAACTGCTGAGCATCGCCCTAAACTATCTGACTTCCGAGAATCGGGATCAATTGAAGAAGACTGTGATGGTGCTATCCTGCTCCATCGTCCAGAGTACTATGATAGAACAGATGCAGCACTCAAAGGTAAAGTTGAAGTGATCGTCGCAAAGAACCGTATACGCGGTAAGGTGTGCAAGATAGATTATTTCTGTGATTCTGCAAGGTCTGAGCGTTACGAAGAAGTGGATGTTGAGCGTAAAATTCAAGAAGCTAACGAAAGGAATAAGGCACCTTTTAATGAATATGATAGATAAAAAGAAAATATCTAAAGAGTTAGAAGCGTTAAAGGCGTATGCGGATGCGAACTGGCAACGCATAATGGACGACGTCAATAACGGCATCATCAATCGCGAAGAGATCGGTAAAGCCATGGAACTAGTGAACGAAGTTGATCGTCGTATAATCGAACATAATCAACTCGAGATACTCGATTAAACGCATTTAAAGGTACCAAGGTTGAGAGATAATCACAATCAGGTATCAACGTAGCCTAAACGAAAATAAACGTATTAAACGAAGGATAAAGAAGAGTGGATAGGAATTTCTTTGCACTAGCCATCACTATAGTCATCGGCATGTTATTATTTTTCTGTTTCGTGATTTTAAAGGCGGACAGAGGTGGTGATTGTGGGTGTCCTTATAATAGAATAACTGGGGATCGTGCTCGACAAGTCCATACCGATGAGTGTAGAAAAATGAAACTAGAAATTATGAAACAAAAAGGAGTTAAGAAGAATGCCATCTTATAACGAATACTCAATAGAGTTAATTAGAACTATAATAAATATTTTAATCACACACAACACAACAAAAAAACCACGGGACTTGTATGAAATATTAAAACCTATGCTGGTTTATTGCATAAGAAAAGTTGGAGATAGGTATCTTCTTCTTAACAGAGAATACAAACCTCTAGGTCTAGAAAGAGGAGCTTGGGCAGATTATGAGCAGTACCCTTTTCTTACACTTTCGAAAGAACAGATAAATTTCTCAAAGATACCCTATCAAGGAACGCATCTTTTTAACGATTCAACCTGTCCATCTCATGGAAAAGAGATGAGAGAGAAATATATAAATACATTACGTGAAGTGTTTATTTTAAAAAAACAAGACCAAGAGGAATAAAAAAGAATGATTGAAGAACGCATAGATTTAGATATAGCTAAAAGATTGATCGAAGATCTTATAGATTTAGAAAAAAGGATAAGTAACGAGATACGTTTTATATACTGGATAAAAGACACTATTAAGCATAGGGATGAAATTGAGGGTTCTGTTTCGCAAAAGATCGAAACTTGTGAAAAAATGAAAGAAATATATGAAAACTTGAAAGTTACCATATATGAAAAACTTTACTTTATGGTTGAAGCAGAAATGAAGCATCTGGGATGCTTAGATCATGATAAGCCTCAAGATACCAATACGAATACAGACGCCCAACATAATGGAGCATTGGAGAGCTCGTCACAAGAGAAATAACCAACAATCCAATGCTGTCGTTCAAAGTATTAAAATACATGAGAAGGCCCTTAGTTTACCCTGTACCGTGACTTTGACACGTGTAGGGCCTAGGGCCCTTGATTATGACAATATGGTCTATAGCCTCAAGAAAACACGTGATACGATAGCCTCCATACTCATCCCAGGTCTAAAGCCAGGGCGAGCGGATGGCGATAAGCGTATTACTTGGATATACAAACAAGCAAAGGGCGCACCTAAAGAGTACGCCCTTCTCATTGACATAGAGTTTACTTAGCGCTATTCAAGAACGCTTCTTCCGCTACCAATAACCCTTTCTGATATCCTGACTCAAACCAGCACTGATAACAAGTGACTTCATCATCACCATTGTCAATCTGCATTCTATATCGCTTCATCGCCGACGATGAAATCTCTTCTTGTATCACTTCATGAAAATATTCCTCGTCAACTTCTATAGCACACAAGCAAAATGGCAATGTGAGCATCGCTATTAAAATCTCTTTCATAATTTCCCCCTAAATGTTAATTTAAAACTATCCTATGCGATTCCTCGTTGCATTTGGTTTTTGATTTTCAGTAGTATGAGGCGCTTAAAAAACGCCTCTACTTTAATAACAACAGTCTTCATCGTCAAATTCTCTTTCTTTAGGTTCCCAACCCTCTGGTGGCTCTGGCTCATTCAACTCATCCCAAACACTAGCACAAAAATCATCATAACTCATCACTCTATCTCCCCTGTCATCGGATTGTAAATGTATTGTTTAATAACCCTATTCTTAATCAACTCTTTTATCATGTTCAATGAGCAGTCTAACTCCCACTGATACATTTCTAACGCTTCTATTAATTCAATTTCATCGTTCATGTTCACCTCGTTTTTCTAAATTTTCAGTTTTTATCATGCCATTTTTTCTAAATCTTTTTCCAAAATCTCCCTTCTCTTCCATCTTTTCTTTGCAGCGTTAACCCAAAACCAGCTGTTTAGCAGCCTTCTCTCCAGCTCAACGCCATCCTTATCTGTAACAACGAACTCAATCAACTTTCGTTCGTCTTCGTATTCTATCTCACGGATTCTTATGTTGTATTTCATTGTTAACCCCTTATTTTTCATTTTCTAACATGTACTCGTAAACAAGTTCATAAATTGTTAACATTGATGTGAGTAGATTATCTCTCATGTCTTCGATAGATTGATTTTTTTCTATAAAATTTTGACCGTTGAACCATGAGATAACATCTTCATCACTATATGATGAAACAGCCTCTCCAAAATCTTGTTCACAGACTTCAAAATTTGCATTTTCTTCTTCACTCAACGCTTTATAGTCATTAATCGCAAATTTTATCATTTCTACATCCCAATCTGTAGTAGCTTGTAGATAAGTTGCAATTTCACCAGTTAGATCTTTTTCCATTTTACACTCCTTCATCGTTAGTGTATTTGTTGTATTTCATTGTTAAGCCCTATCGTCAGAATAGGTAAGATATTTTTTATCTATCAAACTAAACTCTCTAAGCCTTTCTTCTACTACATCATAAACGTCATCTATAAATGAATTCGCTGCCATTTGCATCACACCGACAAAATCATCGAAATCTTCTACTTTTTCATCTTTAACAATTTCGTCGAAATATTTAACTGCGTATTTATTTCTCATCCAAAGTAAAAGATTTCCATCAAAATTAATTAGCCATATATTTGTTCGCTCTCTAACTGTTTCTATTAAAATTTGTCTCTCAAATAAATCATAAATCGCAACTCTAACGTATTCATCAAACCACTCATCTCTTTCTCTTATTGAAAGCTTTTCTTGTACATATTTTTTGATATCTTCAATGCTAGTTTCTTTTTCCATTTTACACTCCTTCATCGTTTGATTAGCCCCCGTAGGGGCTCCTTTTTATTACGCTACTTTTCTGATCTTTAGTCTTCCGGACATTACAGCCTTACAGATTTTCTCACATGATCCCTTGCCACTCTTGAGCCCGAAACAGGCTTCATACATATCATCTGTAGCCTCATTCTCGTTTTCGTATGTCTCTATCACCACTATTTCTCCATTATACTTTCGGTAAACCATCTCGTACATTTTACACTCCTTCATCGTTCGTGTATTTTCGTTATGACATAAATATATCATAACGATATATTTCTCATCAACATAAATTCCAAAATGTTTCAAAAATATCTCAAATAACACTCAAACACAACAACTTACGTCACTATACACATTTCCACATACACAGCATAAAATACAAATATTGACAAAAATGTTCCGGTTTTATACACTATTCTCATTATGCAAACAGAGAAGAAAAAACGTAAAATTATGCCCGTTGTTAAGTCTAACGCCGTACAGCAGACTCTGAAAGAGTATCTGTACGACAATGGCTTGACTCTGCGCGAGTTCGCAGAGTGCATCGGTTATGGCTACGGCTACGTATCACAATGCACTAGAGGCTCGTATAAAATGAGCAGTCGAATGAAATTCTTGATAAGAAAACATACGAATGGTAAAGTAATCTTATGACACAAATTACACATTTCAAAGAAATAACAGTTGTTCTAAAAGGCGATGAAAAGCGTTATACTCAAAAATTCCCAATATATGACGCTATAAGCTGCGATCCTGACGATATCATCATCAGACAATGTATAAAGGAAGCACAGACATCGTTTAACGATGAACAGTGCTCTATCGACATCAAAATAACTATGAGTGTGCAATAAATGGTTGCTGGTCGTCCTGGTCATGATAAAGAAGAAGTTGCAAAGCAACTAATTGCATGGTCTAAACTAGACGACAGTATCAATCTATGCGGATTTAGTGCAGATCACGACGTTGCACCAAGAACAATCATGACATGGGCAAAAGAAAACGAAGAATTTCGGCGCACATATGAAGCAGTTAAGACAAGAATAGGCGCAAGACGTGAGAGATTGCTGAATAAAGGCGAGCTTCATGTTAAAGCATACGACTTAAATGCAAACGTTTACGATTTATATAGAAAAGAAGAGTCGCGTGAACAGTTAACATTCGAATCTGATCTAAAAAATAAAGATGCCAATACACAGATCGAGAACTTGTCTACTCTCATAGATCAAATTAAAAATGGTCAGATATCACAGACAGACTCATAGATGCTAACGTCAAAAGAATGGCGACTAAACAATCTGTATCGCGTCGTCGATAAGAATAGTAACTCAATTCCGTTCAAGCTAAACGAAGTACAAAGAGAAGTCTTTCATAATCTACATACAAGAAATTTGATATTGAAAGCTAGACAACTCGGCATGTCGACATTTGCTATTTTGTATTTACTAGATGAGATTCTATTCACGCCGAATCTGAGTGCAGGGATAGTAAGCTATTCACTGGAGCATGCGCAGCACATTTTCAAGAAAATCATTGGTCACGCTTTAGACACACTACCATCACAGTTAAAACCACTAGTTGGTATCATTCAACGATCAGCTAGAGAGATAAATTTCAGTAATGGCAGCTCACTACGCGTTGATACAACGCTCAGGGGTGCTAGCTATCCCCTTGTTCTTATTAGCGAATTCGGTAAGACGTGCGCTCGTAATCCGCAGAAAGCCGAAGAGGTTATCACAGGAACAATACAGACAGTTCCTGAGAATGGCACTGTCATAATTGAGTCTACGGGTGAGGGTAATGAGGGCTTTTTTGCTGAGTTATGTACAACAGCAGCGCAGCGCGGTAATGATGATTTATCTAATTTAGAGTATAAACTTTTCTTTTTTCCTTGGATGAAGGAATCGTCGTATCGTCTGCAAGAATCAGTCGAATGCACAGTACAAATGACAGATTATTTCGACGATTTAGAAGATAAATATGGTTATACGATAGATCAACAGCAAAGAAACTGGTATATAATACAGTCTAAAGTACTAAAAGATAAGATTCGTCAAGAGTATCCCTCAACTATCAGCGAAGCTTTCCTTTCATCATCTGATGCTTTCTATTTTGCTGAGGGTATCAACAAGGCGTATCAAGATAATCGTTGCCTCTACTCATCATTATACGATGCTCTACTGCCTGTCTATGTTGCGATGGACATAGGCGTAAATGATCTGACTGTCTTAGTAATATTTCAAATAGCACATGGTGAGATACGTATAATTGATTACTATGAAGACAAGAATAAAGGTGTTGATTTCTATGCAAAGTTTCTTTTACAAGACAAGAATTATCTTTACCACACTATTTTTCTTCCTCACGATAGTGTTAAGCGTGATACTCTTGACACTAGTAATAGCTATGAGCGCGATTTTAGGCGTCTTTTTTCAGGTACGAAGACTCTTTTTCACGTGCTTAAGAGGCAAGATAAGCAATTGTCTATTTCATATGCGAAGATAAAGTTAGATCGTTGTGTTTTCAATATTAGCAAGGTAAAACCGTTACTAGATCAAATAGGCAAGTATAGAAAGCGTTGGAATGAGGGAACGGGAAGATATTTGGATGAACCACTTCATACAATAGCATCTAACTATGCCGACGCTTTTCAATATGCAATGCAAGCTGTTGGTCAGATAGAGACAGTATCTAGTATGAAAGGATCTCTTGAGCAACATAGAAAAGTTGTAGACGCAAGAAGCAAAATAATTGTATAGATATCGGGGTAAATCTAATCGAATCGTGTATAAAATTGAGAGTGTATATGGCAGTTAGCAAGAAAAAATTATTGAAGCATATTAAGAATGACGGAAAAGAGTTTAGAGAGTTGATTGATGAGTCTAAAGAGCAGATCAAAAAAGTCAAAGGTCAGATCAAAGAAGACGTTAAGCTTAAAAAACAGCTCAAGAAAAAATAATTAGTATCGAATTAAACATTTATGTTGTAGATTAGGGGTAATCAACCTAAAATTTTATACATGAATGATTCTGACTACGACATCAAGGGTGAATTTCTAACGAATTATCGTTATGCTCATGATTTTTGGGCGCCATTTGTGAAAGATGCGCAAGTGTACACACTGGCAGCATCTGGATACACGTGGAGTGATAACGAGCGTAAGGAGTTAATCAAGCAAGGTAGGGAGCCGATCGAATATAACATTATTCGCCGTCCCTTAGAGTTCTTTTCAGGTTATCTACGTGATAATATCAATCAGATCGTCTATTCTCCTATCGAGGGAAGCGATCAAAAGACTGCCGATCAGCTAACGGAACTCTCTTATTATATTTGGGACAAAGGAAATGGCTATCCGACATTTCTAGATGCATCTGATGAAGCTTTTAAATCAGGAATGTCACTCTGTGGTCTACAGATGGACTATTCAAAAGATTTCATAAATGGTGACATTTCTTTTTTCAAACGAACATACAATTCCTTCTATCTAGATCCGACGTTTGAGAATATTAATCTTTCTGACTGTTCGTTTGCTATTACGCGAGATCTTGTTGATAAGCAGACAGCTAAACAGTTACTTCCGTTTATTGATCCAAAGATCATTGATGAGCTAACAATGGGTTATCGTGATGATAAATTCCTACAATATCATCCTCAATTCACCACGTTCTCTCGTAATCGTAATCTAATTGCATATGACCAGTATTACAAGAAAGTTACAAGAGAGCGTGAGTTTCTCTGTGATCTAGACACCTGTTTTTATAGAGATATCACTGATCTATCAGCTGAAGAGAAAAAAAAGTTAAAGATTGGTATCAATCGTTTACATGATATGAGGCGAGATGCAGAAGAAGGGAATTATTACTCGGAAGATGTTCCGAATATTGAAATCAGGACAGTCAATAGACCGTTTATTGAACTGCATATTATGCTTAATGGTCAGCCTCTCTACTGTGGAGAAGATAAGACTGGCATTACAGAAACATATCCGTTTGTACCAATTATTTGTTACATGGAACCTTCTATCTGGATGCCCTCTCAACGCTTGCAGGGGATAGCATCTTGTAACTGGTCATTGCAGAGACAGTTTAACAAGCGTCATATGAAAATCACTGATATGATGGACTCTACGATATCAACGGGGTTTAAATATCTAATAGGATCGGTTCCAGATCCCCAGGATATGCAACAGTCAGGGCAGAATAAACTTATTGGTGTTGATCCTGAAAATGCACCACAAGGCCTAGATTCAGTTCAGCAGTTGAACGGTGGAGGTGCTAATCCATCGTTAATTGAGTATCAATCGGTTCTAGATAAACTATCTCTCACACTCTCTAACGTGACCGAATCGGTAATGGGAATAGACCAGGGAGGTAACACTCAGTTATCTGGGCGTTTAGCGCAAGTGCGTATAGCGCAAGGATTAAGAGGTAATCGTAAGATATTTGATAATGTTGAGACAGCGCAGCAAGTTCTCGGTGGACTAGTTTTAACAGCTATTCAAAAGAACTATCCTGCTGGTAAGGTAGAGAGAATACTTGGTGAAAAACCAACACATCAGTTCTATGAGGACCAATTTGAGCAATATGATGCAGTTATTAAAGAGGGTGTCCGATCTAAATCGCAACGCGATGCTTACTATTATGAGCTTGTCAATCTTAAACGTGATGGCATTGTCGACGTTCCTCAATCTGAAATCGTTCGTTCTCTGTCAATTGCTGGTTTGTCTGAACTTGAGGAAGCAATTGATAAGCAAGAAGAGATGAAAGCTAAAGAGGTAGCAATTGTAGAACAGACACAGCAAGCACAGCTAGAAAAACTAATCTCTGAGAAAGAATCTAATCTAGGGCTTGCTCAAGAGCGTCGTTCGCGTGTAATTAGTAATCTATCATTGAAAGATGAGCGTGAGAGTGAAGCACAGCAGAATATAGCGCAAGCAGCATTAGACAGAGCAAGAGCAATCACAGAGATTGCTTCTATGCAAGAAGATCGAATATTGAAAGTACTAGCATTTGTTAATCAGTTAGAAGATCAAGAAGCGTTAGGGCGTGAAGTGCAGAAAGATCAAGTTGAAACGCAAGCTGATAGAATAAATGTTGATACACAAGGGACTGTTGAGAATCAACAACAACAGGCGACGATGCAACAAGATCAGTCGCAACGAGATATTATGCAAGATGTGAACCAAGGGGGATAACATGAACTTACCTAAGGTAATAGGATAAATCCATGTCTATTGATATTATAAATTTACCAGAATTGGCATGCTTCCATAGAGATCTAAACCTATTTGGATTTAACCTATGTAAATCTGTTAATTTCATTATATCAAAACATGTTGAGGGTTCTAACCCACTTCTTTTTATTAATGCATGTATTCTTAGGTGGCATGAATGACATACAATACACAGATTGTCTATTTTATTATTAGATCGATTGAAATCAATGTGATGTACTTCAAGTCTTCCTTTTCCCTCTATGCAGCAAGAACATTGATTCTCAAGGAGTTGAAGAGCATATTTTCTATATTTTACATTCTTTCCTCTTTTATGCCTGCATTCATTAGAGCAAAAAGTAAATTTATGACCACTCCAATCAGGGTGAATAAATTCTTTTTTACATGTTTCGCAAATAGAATTAGTTTTTTTTGCTTCTTTACTTTTAAAATAACAAGTATTAGAGCAAAATATATTTTCAATGTTTTTGGAGTGAACTTTAAAAATTTCATTACAAAATTTACAGATTCTTGTTCGTTCGTGGTATCTAAATTTATTAGAGCATGTGATAGAACAGAATTTACGTTTAGAACGATTGGTGGAAAAGATTTGATTACATGTTAAGCAAGTTTTTTTCATAATCCCATTATACATAAGTATGTATTTTGGTGCAAGTATACATTAACACCTTAAGGGGTATAAAATGGCAAAAAATAATATGAGTCAAGGACCTGGTGGACTTCTCCAATCAGGAAGAGGGGTTTGTAGTTACAAAGAAAATCCTATGTCTGCTGCGTCTCGAGTAAAACCTATGTGTGGTCCTGGAATGAATCCTGACCAAAAGAAAGCTAATATGCAATTGCAGAAAGCACATGCACAATGGGATTCACTACGCGGTAAATCTGGGATGTAATTTATGAATTTGATGACGTGCCCCGTATCTGGGTTAATTTTACCACAGCAGTTCATCGACGAGAAACAGTCGTTAAAAAAATCAATAGATCAGTTAGTGGAAAACGCCATCAATGAACTTTCACATGTAAGAGAGAATTATTTTCTAACGATACATGCTAAGTTCGATAAGAATGATCCTACTAAGTTTAACGTTAGTGAGCCTATTGCAACATTCAAGATACCATCATTTGTAAGCAATTCTCTTGTCTACTGGATATGTCCAGTGAGGGGGATATGTGAACTATTATGGATGGTAGCACCTAAGAAACCAGGTGAGAAATTGAAGGTAGAATTTAATACGACAGGTGTCGCTTACCTGCAAGCAAAGAGCGCAATGCCGTCATAGTCGGTAACTATGTCTACACGGGGGTTATTATGAATGAAGAGGATACCGTTGAGCCTCAAGAGCAAGTGATGGATACTGTTTTACAAGAAGCAGTTGAGAGTCATGAAACGCAAGTTGAAGAAACAAGTGAACCTGAAAAGACGCAAGTTCCCCTTTCTGCATTACAGAAAGAGAGGAAGAAGCGTCAAGAGCTAGAATTGGAACTTGAATGGGAGCGTAGAGAGCGAGCAAGGCAGCAAACTCCTCAAGCACCTGTTGAAGAGGATAATTCTCGTTATGAATCAGCAACACGCGAGGATTTAACACGTGCTCAGAATGAATCTATTAGAATTATAGAAGAACGACTCTGGATGAAGCAAAATCCTGAGAAGTATGAAAAAGTAAATGAATATTTACCTCAATTTTTAAAACAAAGACCTAATCTTGCTTCAGCGATTAATGACGCATCAAATAGGTATGAAGAGGCTTATGAACTAATGGAAGCATTGAGTCCAAAGCAACAGCAACAGTTGAAGACGGCATCCTTGCCTAAAAAGCAAGCGCCCAATTCACCTGGAAGTGTTCCTAAAGCTGCTGCTATGAATCAAGCTCTTGATGTGATGAGTATGTCGGATGCCGAATTTAGTGCGTGGAGAGAGTCGAAAAGAACGCGTAGATAAGGCATAAGGAAAACCTATGTCAGTTACAACAACCTCAGGCTATGGCTCAATGGCTGATAGATGGGCGCATCGTGCATTACTACAGCGTAGTAAGCCACGTTGTGTGCACAATCTATTCGGTCGAGCTTTTACGCTACCACAAAAAAATACGGATACGATGGCATTCAGACGTCAAGAAAACTTGAATTCTGATCCAGTAGTACTATCACAAGATGCTGATCCAGCACCAGAGCAAGTACAAAAATTCGATATCAACGTTACCATTCAAGAGTTTGGTAAAGTTGTTCTTCTAGGACGTAAAGTTCTATTAGTTGTCGAAGATGATACTGCATCTGAAACAGCCGATAACCTTTCTCAGTGCATGCATACTATGCTAGATAAAGTTACGCGTGATGTTTGGGCTGCGTCAGTACCTCAGATCACATGTCTAAATGGGATTAATGGGCATGCGATAACGGAGCTAACATTACCTGATATTCAAAGAGCTATTCAGTATCTAGATGATAACAATACTGAGAAGATGACTCCAACCATCCCAGGAGTCAATAAGTTCGGTACCGGACCAATTGAACCTGGTTTTTGGGTTACTATGCACGTTAATTTAAAGGCAGATCTTAGGTCTTTAGATGCATTTGTACCCACTTCTCAATATGCGTCACAAGAGCCAGTTTTACAGGCGGAATTTGGCGCAATTGATGAAACTCGCTGGGTAACATCTACGCTTGTTAAAAAGACAGATGATAATCCACCTGTTTATTACAACACTTTTGTTGGTGCTAATGCCTACGGATATGTTGGACTTGATGAGGTATCTACAGAGATGATCTTGAAACCGCTTGGGTTCAATGATTATCTAAACCGTTTCCAGTCAATGGGCTTTACGGCGTGGTTTAATGCTGCAATCTTGGATGATTCGCACATTGTGACTCTATTATCAACTAAAGCAGCAGCATAAGGAGTTAACTATGTCAGACTTATTCCAAGGGCAAACGATGACAGAGAGCTACCAGTTCGTTTCTGGTGGTGCTGCGCATACGTTTCAGTTTAATTTTCAACCTGATAAGGTTGTATTTAACAACCTATCCGATTGGACAGCAACAGCAGCAGGAAAACCAATTTCTGTCTGGTTTAGAGATCAAACAACAGCAGCTCATGCGTTTCAACAACAAGTTATTGACTCATCAGCTGGTGCGTCATTCAACTTTTTGGATACAGCGACGAATGGTTTTACTGTTGCAGATACCCCAGGTGGTCAAGCATCATCTCATGCAGCAATTAGTAATATTACACAAGCTGATCCTTGTGTCGTTACGACATCAGCTGCACATGGTTTCCAGACTAATCAGCTAGTCAGATTTACTAATCTAGGTGATTGTGGTGCTGTCGATCATGGTATGGCGCAATTGAACAATAATCGTTATGCGATTGTTGTTATCAATGCAACGTCCTTCTCATTGAAGTTTGTTGAGACTGGTGAGCCAGTAGATTCAACCGCTTTTACAGCGTATGTATCTGGTGGACAAGTGACTAATGAAACTCACGTCATCAGCCTTAATAACCCTCAAGTGTATCCATATGCTGTTACTCCATATGTGCCTAATCCATATCAATACGATCCTGTTAATTATCGTTTGACTGTTGGAACGGCTGTTATGGGTTCATCTAACGATGTATTCCTAGTGGAAGTATACAAATTTGGTCAAGTAACCAATCTTGGTGCATTGTAATTTTTAGGGGGAGCAATCCCCCTTATTTTGGAGATTATGGGACAAATACCTAGGCGATGCGACATATTAAATATAACAAATAGCCTACCATGTGAGGTAACGACAACGACTGAACATGGATATTTTACAGGTGATTTTGTTCGCCTTACTAATTTGAATGGAGCGATGCCTATACCACATGGATCAGATCCATTAAACAATTATAGGTTTGAGATCATAGTGACAGATGTAGATAAGTTTACATTAAAGTATCCAGTGACTCATTTACCTGTAGATTCTACAAATTTCACTCCATATACATTTGGAGGATTTTGTAACTTGATAGCAAGAAATTTTATATATTATAATGATGGAGATAACAATGGCTAGACCACGCAAAGAAGTACAAGAAATAGAAGGTACTGATGTGTTAGCAGCTACTCTTAAGCAAGTGGAAGCACAAAAGCTACCTATAGAAGATATGCCTCTAAATTCTATTAGAGACTATAGACTTTATAATGAAGAAGCGAGAAGACTCAATAAAAAGCTAAAGATACTTCGTTATCCTATTAAGCAATGTCCTGTTGAGTTGCATCCTACACAGAGAGTTATCTTTCGTCGTAACGATCAACCTTTTAATCCTCTTCCAGTTTTCTTAAGCAACCATCTTATTCATTTTGATAAGACATTGATACCTAATCAAACGTATGATTTACCTGAGTGTGTTATACATTATCTATCAGAGAAGGGGGTTCCTGAATGGAAATGGTTTGAAAATGCAGATGGATCAAAAGAGACACGTATGTCAGGAAAAGATCCTCGATTTTCATTAACACCAGTATATAGAGAAGCATAACATGGCTAGATTTGTTTCTGATGTTTTAGATTTGATGAGGACGATTTCAGGAAGAAGGAATGAGAATGACCCTGATTCTAGTGACGAACTCTTTTTAAGATACTTAAATGATGCTGTTAACCTAACAATGTCTAACGATGTTAGGTTATATGAGAATTTCGGTACTCTTACATTTACTATTGATGAAACAAATCCTACAGGTGTTTATACGTTTAACGATGTTGGTGCACCTGATGATTTCATGAATTTATCAGGTGAAGCCTTTATCTCTTTGTTAGATCCTATCAATGGATCGATCTCATGGAATAGGTTGCCTATCTATCAAGATCCAGGTGAGTTTTTCTCAATATGGGGTATCAACAATGAAGACATCCTTATACGTGGTTATCCTACTGCCATGCTTTATTATGGAACTGAGTTTACTTTTAGAACGATTCCAAACGTTCCTTATATGGTTAAGATTTATGGATATAAGAAAGTAAAAGAATTTCCTGATGCTGATGAACCTTTACGATTCGATGAATGGCTTCGTTATCTTGCTTATTTAGCGATGTATAACTATGCTAGAGATTATCGTTATGATTCTGAGACATTATCTAGGATACAACAAGGGTATAATAGAGAAAGAAAGTTGTTACTTACGAATACACACAATCAAATAAAAGTTGCTAGAGCACTTCCAAGGTTCTAGTTAAGGAAGGTTATTATGGCTAAGAAGATTATGCCTAAAGGGCGTAAATTTGTAGAAGAAGACGAGAAGTATAACGATAAGATCATGAAAAAGACAGAGAAAGGTGAAAGATCATCTGGAATAGCTAAATCTTTAAAGAAATCTGAGAAAGAAGAGGGTTATTCTAAAATGCCTAAAGTAAAACCCCAGAAAAAAACTAAAGGACTAGTCCGATGAGTAAAGAAAAGTGGATTCAAGACATGGATTTGAAGAAGGGAGCACTTAGAAAGACATTGAAAGTCAAGAAAGGTGAGAAGATCCCTGAAAAGAAACTAGAAAAAGCTGAGAAGTCAAAGAACCCTCTTACAAGAAAAAGAGCGATCTTAGCAGAAACTTTTCGTAAAATGAAGTAGGTAAAACATGCCCTGGAATCCTGTATTTCCTTTAGGAACGACATCGGTAAGAAACAACCGTGTTATAGGACAAGATAATACTGCCTATATTGAAACGACTATGGGTAATGAGGCTATTGGTACTAATACAGTAGCAACAAGAGATCATTTTTGGAATGTTGGTCCAGATCAAGATGGTCGTCATCGTTTTATTCAATCGCCTAAATTCGTATCACCTGCTCCAGCGACTAATGCCGATCCATTGCTAGGCACTCAAATGGATGGTGTTCTTTATCTGCGTACAGTAAGTACAGATGTTGCACGTGTAGAAGGATTCTATCGTAATGCTGAAGGGATATATCAATATATTCCATCATTTCTACAAGGAACAGTAAATATACCATCAGCGAATACATATAGTCTTGTAGTAGCCGTTCCAGCTAATGTCTATGGTGAAATATTTATGTATAGAACAGTTGAAGGAAAGCGTACAGTAGCAACTGGATTCTTCAGAAGTTCTCCTACACTAACTGAAGCATGGTCAATAACTAATCTTGTACAAGGATCAGGAACAGCAGAATGTGCGCTTAAATTTGCTAATGGATCAGAAGCGTTAGGGCTTAATATATTAGTTAGAGTTGATACAGGTGCAGTTGGAGTAAATTGGAACTATCGTATAACCTATAGAGCTCTTTAATGGATATTTATGAGATTACAGGTGATGTAACTGGGGTATCTCAAGCAGGGGTTAACTTTTTACAACCAGCAGACGCATTTCAAGAAGTTCGTAATGGATTTGTATATCGTCAAGTCCTTCAATCTCGCAAAGGTGTAGGTTTCTTTGCTCCTAGATTAGCAGGGGGGACTCGAATTCTTGGTATCTTTGAATATATCCTCCCTAATTCCTCTAAATTGCTTTTAGCGATAGATAGAAATTTTCTTTATAAATATAACACAACATCAGGCATATTTGACCAAGTTCCATTTGGTGGAACATTAGTGGGTTATCCTGGATTTGGTATACTTGGAAATGATTACTATGTATCAGGAACAGCATTTCCACAAGATTCTAGTGCTCCAGATCCTGTAGTTGTTAATGGTCCTAGATTTGTTTTTACTGTAAGAGGATCTAATGCGACACCTAATGGTTCATTTATATTTTTCTATACTGGAACTGAAATTGCATTAGGTGATGTAAGAAATTTCACTGATGTTGCTGATAATCCACCTTATACAAACCCACCACAAGGGCAACTAACCAACTCTCGCTATGTATTATGGTTTGGAGAGCGTCTTAATTTTATCATTCCAACGATAGCGGGTACTGATTACAATCAAGGGATACTCTATTCAGGTATTCGTAATGCTGCGGGTAATGGAGATAAGTTTAACGTTGCTGGGTCAGGATTATTGCAGGCTGATACCTATGAAAATATCACAGGAGAGACAATACTTGGTCAGGTGATAGCATTAAACTTTACGCGATCTAATTGGACAGTCGAAAAAACTAAAGATGCGTTTAATCCATATTTTATAAGGAAAGTTCCATCTGTATTAGGTACTAATGCTGAGTTTTCAGCAGTTTCTTGGAGTGATCAAACGCATTCAGTTGGTAAGACAGGAGTAATCGTTACTGATGGTCGCCAGTCACTAAGAGAAGATAATAAGATACCTAGATTTACAGCTGATAAGATAGATGCACTTAATTTTAATCTTACCTATGGTGGCTTTGATCGTTTGAATAATCAATTCCTATGGTCATTTAAGAGTCAAGGAACAGATGAAACAGATCTTACTCAAGATCAGATTCTAGTGTATAATTATGAAGAGGAAAGTTGGTCTACTTTCGATCAAAGATTTAGTGTATTTGGTCAAACAGATGTGGGGTTAGACTTAACATGGGATGATATTGACGATGTGATCTCTGGAAATCCTGCCTGGTCACAATGGGATACAACACAAGAGATATGGGATAATATCGGTTTAGGAGCATCTGTACAGAAAACACTTGCTGGTGATGATCTAGGATTTATCTATGAACTTAACCAAGATTACTATGACTATTTTGAGCCTATTTCAAATATCACACAGGCAGTAAATGCAGTTGTAACTGTTCCTCCATCTGCATTTAAGGCAGGTGATAAGGTTATCATTCATGATGTACAAGGAATGACAGAGATAAATAGTAGTGCTTCGCTAGATGATGTGACTAATGTAAATATTTGGGAAGTCGTTTCAGCGACAACAACAACTATAACATTGAACGTCAATTCTATTAATTTTACAGCATATGTTCCCAATACAGGTGTTATCTCTAAGGTGATTGAATTCTCGGCAGAGACTATTCCATTCAATCCTTATCGTTCACAAGGTAAGAGGTGTTATATAGGAATGATAGAATTCCTGATAGATACTAATGGTGGAAATCTTCGTGTTGATTTATATGCAGATGAAGAGGAAACGCCTTATAAGGCTAATACACTATTATTACCTAATAATGAATCTACAAAAGCGCGTGAATGGGTTACATTAGTTGCCGATCATGAGGCTAACTTTCATACGATAGTGATGAGACAAGAGAATTCATCTGAACAGGTTAGAATAACTTCTATACGTATACATTGTAAAATGGGAGGGTCGACAAGTGACTAGGATATCTGATACATTTGATTTTGGCGATGTTGATAGCATGACTATGGAAACATTACTCATTCGTCTCGATCGTATGTATATGAGTATAGCAGAAGCTGTGAATAGCAAACCTGATCTCTATCAAAGAGATGTTGATGGTCAACCTAATGATACATTTCTTGCGCAAGGATCAATAAATATAAATCTAACTACTGATAAAGTAGAGATGTTAACGAATCACGTTTCACCAACTTTGGTCACGTGGACAACACTTAGTTAGGAGTCAATTATGACATTTGGAGCAGAAATCTGGGGGCCACCATTAATAGCAGCTGGAGCTAGCTGGCTTAGTAATTTAGGAAGCGATAAAGAAACTAAAACACAGCGTACAAAGCGTAAGCTTGTAGACGACCTTCTTGCGTCATTAAATGGAAATGGTAAATACAATGATCTTTTCAACACAAATGAAGAGGCATTCAACAGGTCGTATGTAGAACCAGCCAAGGCACGCTTTAGGAACCAGATAGCGCCACAGATACAGCAAGAGTATATAGCAGGTGGTCAGCAACGTGGAACGGGATTAGATGACCAGCTATTGCGTGCAGGTGTTGACATGGATCAGATGTTGAATGAAGCCTACTTGGGTTATCAGGAACAGGGTAGAAATCGCAAACAGAATGCTCTTAACAGTATTCTTGGTATGGGCGACGGAGCGCAGAATAATACCAGTGGTTGGCAAGCAGCAGCACAAGGAACAGGGGGATATCTATCTAGTGAAGGCTTTGCTAAATTGCTTGCGAACTATGGAAAGAATAATCAGCAAACAAATATTATTCCTTATAGAAAAGGATATACACCTAATTCTATGGGTGGACAGGCAAATTATAATATTTTTGGTTAAAGGGGTAAGTAATGGTTAGTCCATCATTTCAAATAGGTCAGCAGGTAGGAAACAACTTTGGTAAGGCATTTGAGCAAGTTAACGATCAAAATACGATCGATCGAATTATTTCAGATGCACTAGAATTAGGTGATCCAGAAGCATTTCAAGATAGTATGAGTAAGATTCTTTCTCAAGTGTCACCACAGAATCAAGGTAATGCGATTAAGTTTTTAGAGATGAAGACTAAATCTATTGCGGAGAAGAAGGCGTTGCAGAGGAAGCAACTAGCATATACAAAACTTGGACTAGATCCTAATCTTGGTGATACCTTAAACACACAACTTCTTAAAGGTCAGCAAAGACAACAAGAGATTGACGAGACCTATGGACCAAAAAACCCAGTTGGCAATCAAAATATACAGCCTTCACAAGGTATAAATCAGAAAAATCAGCCAAATCCAGATCAAAATACCCCCATAAACCAACCAAATTTAGGTGAGAATACCCCCATAAACCAACCAAATCAACAACAGAATAGGTTTGATCTTTCCAATGTAAGTGATACGGATTTACGTGCTAGAACAGGCAGTTCAAACCCTATGATATCTAAACCAGCAAAAGAAGAGTTAGATAGACGTAAACTAGATATTAAAGAATCAGGTTTAGATCGAAGAGCAAAAGAACAGAATAGAATTACAGTACATAAATTATCTGAAAAAGAAGATGCCGAAATAGAAAAGTTAGCTAGAACAGGTGCAAAAGCATTAGAAACAGTAAAAGATATAGATAAAGCTATCTCTACAGGAAATGTTAAACCAACAAATTTTGCAAATCTAGTAAAACCTTTTGGAAAAGTAGGTGGTATTTTATCAAATATATTTTTAAATTCCGATCAAGCAACAGTAAACGCCTCTATTCCACAATTACTTGACGGATGGAAAGAAGTTTTTGGAGTAAGATTATCGGATGCAGATTTAAAGATTTTAGAAGATAAATTACCAAGTATAGGTAAGTCACCCGAAGCAAACAGAGCTATTCTTAAAATAATTAGTAAATATGCTAATGCAAATATATTAAGAAATAAGATTGCTATGGAAATAAAAGACAAGTATGAAGGATATCGTCCTGTAGATTTTACAACACAAGTAAATAGAAGATATGACGAAATGACTGAAATTGTAGAAATGGTAGATGAAGCAGGTAATTTATTAGAGATTCCAGCATATAGAGTAAGTGCAGCAATGAAAAAAGGCGCAAAACTTCGACCTAAGGAAAATATTGTAAATGAATAAGTTTGATTATGATGAAGACTTTGATCTTTCTGATTACAATCCAAATATAACCCCACAAGTTAAATCTAACAATAAAATAGATAAAAATCAAAAAAATGAAGATGAAGATTTTGATTTATCTATGTATCAACCTATAAATGAAAATAATAAACAAAGTTGGGGTGAATATTTTAATTACATGTTTAATCCAAGTGCACCTATTTCTAATAAATTAAAAAAAGAACAAGAAAGTGATAGGTTATATCAAAAATTTAAAGCGCCTGTATATACAGAAAAACAAATACAGGAAATGACTCCCGAAGAAAAATCAGCATATAAAAAGCAAGTTAAACGTGAAAAAGAATATCTTTATACAAGTGGAGTTTCAAAATCTTTATTGTCAGCAACAACTTTAGGGTATAGTGAGCATTGGGGAGAAGATTTTAAAGTTAAAGAGTATGAAACAGGTAAACCATTTGGATCAGCTGTAGGAGCAGCAACACATCTTGTGCCATTTACAATTGGATTGAATGCAGTAACAGAACTATTAACGGCTAGTAAATATGGACTATTAGGTTTAAGAACTTTAGGTATGGTTGGTGCAGGAGCTGCCGAATCAGGTGTTAAACAAGCATTAGATGTAACACTTAATCCTAAAGAGGGTAAAGGTATTAATTACACGCAAATGGCGTTAGAGGGTGGTTTATTTGGCTTTCTACATCTATTGGTAGAAGGTGGTGTAGGTGCTACAAGATGGTTTAAAGGTTTGAATCCAAAACAACGTATGGAAGTGTTACGAACAGGTGATCTACCTAAAGATCTTAGTTTAGACTCATTAGAATCTTTTGAGAAGAA